GGGTTTTCCAGCGAGTTACTTCGAAAAATGGCGTCAATCAGCATGGTTTTATTCTCCTGGCCGCCAGTAACGCCCACAACAGCAGGCCACTACCACCAGCCATAAGAGCTACCGCAGCGCCGAATTTGAGGTAAATGCCGCCAACCAGCGCGCCGAAGCCAGCCAGCCCGGCCACATCGATAATTAGTGATTTCACAGGAATAACAGTTCCTCATCAGGATCGAGGTTAGAAAGGAAGTCTTTAGGCTCATTCAGCATCGCGCGGCCAACACCCATCATCAGACCAACAGCGCCATCGATTTTGTTGCCAGCACCCTCTTTCACCGGACGCACAACATCATCACTACCCGGTAAATACTTGCCGACAACGTTAGAAATGCACCAGGTCATCAGCGGATTACCGTCATGATGGAAGCGGCCAGCAGCGATCGCAGCCTCAATCTCTCGCATCGGGTCGCTCATGTTGGTGTAGTTCTGGGTGATAGTGACGGGCTCAAGCCCTTCATCCTGCAACATATGGGAAAGGCCGGTGGCACCATAGGGGTCAATCGGGCTCGCCGCAATTTTCACCGTCTCCCGTAATTTCAGGATCGCTTCGAGAATAAGGCGGTAATCCACTTCTGCACCGTCAGATGGAACCAGAACCCCCTGGTTAACAAAGGACTGGTAGCGGTCGGCGATCGTTTTTAACGCCGGGTCCGTAGCGTAGACGGTATCTTCCGGCACCCAGAAAAGAGGCGAAACGCAGTAGTAATGGCTAACCCCGTCGATTTCGCGACGGAACACTGGCACCACGGCGTTAAGGTCGAGTTTTGATGCCAGGTCGATGCCGAGATAACACTCTTCTCCGGCAAAATCGGACAGCTTAAGCGTCTTGTCCGCCGCGGCCATCCACTTCTGCAGGTTGTAAAATGCCGCTTTAGAACTCACCCATTTGTTGAAATGCTTGGTGAGTATTTTGTTAGTCTGGCTGGGCGTGGACATCGCCAGCAGCTGCTTGGCCTTGAGGAATCCCTCTTTCACCGAAATGTTATAATTCGGATTGGCTTTTATCAGCGATTCCGGCTGTGTCCAGTCGTCCTCTTCATCCAGGGTGTAGATAATCCCGAAAATCGCTTCGTTTTCGCCCCCCTCCCTGATGCGCTCGAGTATCTCCACTACCTGAGTACGCTTCTCATAGCATGGCGAGGCAATATCGAAACCCGCCGTGGTGATTATTAGCGTGATGGGCTGCTGCCTCGCCCCCATCCCGGTGGTCATCGTGGTATAGAGCGCGTCAGTATCGTGCTCGTGATATTCGTCGATGATGGCACAGGATGGCGAATCACCATCGCCGGGGTCGCCGATAACGGGCGCGAACAGGGAGCCATCCGGGCGCGTCATTTTCTTCGCCCAGGGTTTGATGCTGAACTTCTGGCGCAGAGCAGGAAGCTTTTTCACCATTGCTAAGGCAGGGGCAAAGACTTTCCAGGCCTGTTTTTCTGTCGTGGCGCCACAGTAAACTTCCGCTGCGTACTCACCATCTGCGCAGAACATATAGTTACCAACGGCCGCGGCGATCGCCGATTTGCCGTTTTTACGCGGCACCTCGATGTAAATCTCAGTGAAGCGACGAACCCCTGTGTCCTTGCGCACCCAGCCAAACGGAACGCCCAGCGAAAATTTTTGCCAGGGTTCAAACTCAATACGGAGTTTTCGCTGAGCCCACTCGCCGGAGGTATGCGGCATTTTCTGTGAGAAACGAAGGAAACGTTCTGCTTTATTTTTATCGAAGCGGTATGGCCAGCGTGGATCTTTGGCGCGCTCCAGGTCGTCCAGATGTCGCTGACAGGCAAGAATGGTTAACCGGCAGGCCAGTATCTTCCCGTTCACGACGTCCCGCGCATACTGGTTCGCCGCATTGACGTTCGGATATGTAGCCATCAGTCAAACTCATCAAATTCATTCCCTTCATCGTCCGGATCATTTTTACCGCTGGTCATTCTTATGCGGCTGAGCGGGTCTAACCCGAGAAGTGAACCCAGACGGGCGAGTTGCGAAACGGAGTCATTACGAACATTGACTGCAGGGTGTTTTTTTTCACCCCCCATTTCACTTGATACGGTCAGGCCGTCTTTCGCGATGACTTTTTCGGCCTCAACCATCAGGTGAAACGCATTGCAGTACGCCAGAAGTAGCGGCGCGTCCTCGAGATCAAAAACGCCGCGTTCGATTAAAATTTTGCTCTGCGTTTTCCAGATGCGGATCGCTATATCGCTCATTAATTCATCCGGCGGCGCGATCCTGGTCAGCTTGCTCTTCAGGTTTGAGGGTAAATTACGCTTGCGGCCAGCACCGGAAGAACGCACAACACCAGCCATTAAAACCTCCAAATCAATAGGCGAAACCTTCAGGAAAAAAGTTTCTTATTTTGGGCGCGTAAAAATTTGATGAGGCGGGCAGTCCGGAGGGGCAAAGGCTGGAGAGATTTACCCTCCCCCCCGCCTGCCTGACAGGCGCTCTCGCGCCGTCTTCGCCCGATGACATGGGGTACACAGGCTTTCAAGGTTGTCGTCACTGTCGCTGCCTCCGTGCGCCAGCGGCAACCTGTGGTCTACGCTGGTCGCCTCGGTTATTGCTCCACGGCGCAAACACTCCTGACATAACCCTCTGTCTCTTTTGAGAATACGGAGACGGGTCTTATCCCATGACGCACCATAGCCGCGCTGATGACGGGATGCGCCGGGTTTGTACTGTCTCCAGCCCTCGCCCCTGTGGTCATCGCAGTATCCGCTTCGGTCCGTTGTAGTCTGCCTGCACCCTCGCTTACGACACGCCTTAGGTGTTCTCGCTGGCATTGCTGACCCTCCGGAATGCATAGCTGCTAATGCCGTCACGCCCCAACATGCTCTCAATGGTGTTATGTTCAGCACAGACAAAACCCTGCGCGTCAAACCAGCGCCGGATACCTTCGTCGGTGAAATACCAGATGTGCTCGTCCTTGCGGTAATGCCGGGACCTCAGGATATGTTCTGCGCTCTTGAAGACAGGCAGAGACACAAACACCCACTGGCCGGCACGCGCTACAGCTGCTTCTGGATCGTCGATGTGCTCCAGCGAATCCCAGAACGTTAACGCGGGGAAATCACCGTCAGGAAAATAAGGGTCGTAAAGGTTCGCCCAGCGGCCACCAGCTTTAAGCCACGCTATCCCTTCAGGATTAACGTCATAGCCCCAGGTATCAGTCCGCGTCTCCACGAACTGCCCGGAACCTATCCCCACATCAAGCACTTTCCCCTGATGGTGGCGGGCCACCAGCTGGATGCGCGCTGCATTTAGCTGCATCCCCATGGTGGTCTGCGCCATCTGGCGATACTTCGCAAAATAGCTGGCATCGTATGGCCGTTCTGGCGGTACCGGGAACCGCCCTATACCCAGTTCGGGCAGCCAGACCAGGCCGTTTTGCATTTCACGTGAGAACAATGTCATGTAGCCAGCCTTTGAAGTTATCGAGGAAACCTGTGATGTGCTTACTGCAGTCGTGATCCATGCTCGCGCACATACAGTAATCATCGGGCTGCGCCCATCCGACGCGGGAAAGATCCATTTCTGGATCGGTAACGATGTGCGGGGCATTGTGCGCACCGCATCCGCCCTGAACGATGAAAACAGGAGTTTTGTAACAAATGGCCGCGGGCAGCGCCCAGCCAACACCGGAAACCACGACGGCGGCATGTTCCACCAGCGCCAGCATTTCCGTTAGTGACAACTCGCCTTTGTGCAGATAGAGATCGGCCTCAGGAAGTTCACCCACCAGCCACTCTTCACCGTCTTCAAGGTCAGCCAGGCTCACCACGTAAAAATGTTTCCGCAGTTCTCGCGCCGCTTCTGCCAGATATTTGGGATCAGGATTTCGCGCGGGGTTCGCCCACTCTTTGCGAACGGTCGCCGGACGGATGACTGCTACAGGCTTATGAACCTGTACCGGCGATTCACCGAATGACGGCAGATCGAATACGCTGGCCATCTTGCCGAACTGCCAGGTCATTGCGTCGATGATGGAGCCTTTTCTCAGCTCTTCGGGGCCATAAAAAATCGTCAGAATCTCTGACGGCCGCGATGGCTCCATGACATACATCGCTGCCGTTCTCTCCTCGTTTTTTTGCTGAGTGCGGAGACTCGTGCTGGAGCGGATGAATTTCACATCCAGATCGCAATAAAGTTCCGGCCAGGGTGTACGCAGGTACGCGCCGGGGAACTGGCGTACAAATGCCCGCTGGTAAATTGAGTCACCAAGCCCGTACATCCCGCGGATGCAGACTTTTCTTTTTGATGCCATGTGTTACCTACTGAGAAAGAGCAGCCTCAAGGGACTGTCGGGGGAAACAGGTAAGTCGTGTAAAGCGGGAGCAGTTAATTATCTCGACACCACCAGCAACAGCACTGAGGCGCGAAAATTCATCCTGCCATCGCGCTATGCTGAATTTGTCCGGATTGGACAACAGAGCATGATTGCCGTGCCAGTGGGTGCCGTTGCGTACTGAACAGTCATAACCCAGCAACAGAACGCGGCTGGCCCCAAGGTGGATCGCCAGCTCAATGGCGCGCTGACCAGAATTAAACGAACCTGGGATTGCAGACGGTAGCCAGTTTATGCCAAAACGCCGGGCCGTGAACTCATCACCACACCACCGGGCCGCCTCTGATGTAATCCCTGCGCCGTATTCTTCCCACCAGCAGCAATCTGCTGCGTATATGTGTTGGCATGATGGAATAGCGATCCATGAAGAATTCACCGTAATGATAGGATAATTTCTTGCCTGTATTAGATCACAGTCCTCGCCAGAAAGAGAGGGTCCGCTGGCGACACATATCACGGTTGTTTGCATAAGCTGATTGCCAATAAAAAACCGCCCTGAGGCGGTTAAACTTTATTGAATGCAATGCACTGTATCCAGAGGTTATCTCTCAACCTCTGTTTTTCAGCCATTAAGGACTCGAATATTTCATCAGGTTTTTTCTCACCATCGCAAGCGTAAACTTCACCGTAGGAATACTCAGGCAGATGTTCCCAAGTTATAGCATCAAAAGCGTTCCATGAAAAAAACCAATATTTTTTCTCAACCATCGCCCTCACCTTGTAGGATCTTGTTGTGAATTATCAAATGTGCTTCACCAATACTCTTTATATGCGCGAGTTAAGAATAGTCAAAACATCAGCTTGTGAAATGGTAACCGTTGATTCGTTTTCTCGAAAACGATTGAGCACTTCTTTCGCGATATCGTTAATGAACATCTCATACTTTTTGATAAGTGCTTCAGTCCTTCCAACCAGTGACCCCCATTCCTCGGCAAACGATAGACGCACTGAAGAATCGAGAGATCTGTAATAGTATCGGTATAACTCGGAGGCTATAAAATAGTCCGGCCATGCTCCTTTGTAATTGTTAACGAGATCATTAAAGATCTGATTATTAAAATTACCGCACACCAGGCTTTCGGCTTTAGCGCCACCTAGTAAATTGATAATACGATTACCAAGATGACAATTGATCTGGGAAAGATCCACGAAGTCTGGATGCGGCACGCGCTCGCAGTATGAATCCCCTACATCATTGGTTGCAATGACCAGGTCTTGACTTGCCTTTTCAAGTATCCACCCTGTGATCCAATGTCCCGCTTCATGTTTAGCGTTGCTAGCAGCTATTGCTCTTCTCATAACTCCACCGAGGCGAAATTGAAAAAAACAATCATAACATTTTGAATCACTTCATTGATGAGGAAATCATACTCATAACGTCAGAGCTTTATTCTTACTTGCTCTTTGTATGCCATGCTTTATGTATGAAACTTCAATAGTTCACTTTCTCTCATGCTCGATTTGCCGGATGCCAGCAAAGTTGTTGTTACCCTTCTCAATTACGGCCAGCAGCGGCTTAATCCACAAAACAGCTTGGCAGTACGTCATTGAGCTGGCGGCAGTGGTACGATCATTGGCTGCGTCAGGTCTGCTGGTATCGGTGTACATGGCGCTGGAACGTAAACGGTATGCGTATTCGAGCAGCCCACCAGCGACATCAGTAGAAACAGGCAGATCGCAAGTCTTTTCACGGCGGAGAATCTCCCGGTATTCGATAACTTTTTTTTCAGTGCTGACGTCAATCAGGGAATTTAGCCTGTTGGCATGTTCTGCAATCTTATTAAACCGATTGAAGTTGAAAGCCTGAGTGGCAATTACTTGCCCCTGTAAAGCGTTGTCACTCCGTAGAACGTCGTTATCGCTCTGTATACGGCTGGCGTCTGAGCAACTTTTTACGAGCGCGATTGAGAGACTCGCAATGACTACTACTGCTATTGGGAAAAGAGTCAATTTCACAGGACAATTAACCTCACACCAGCACGGATTTAGCCAGGTTAAAGAGCGCACGCCGCTTTTCCAGCCCGTTACGTCCACCATTGATAAGCAGCGTGACGCGCTCAACATCGCCGGAGTGAAGCAGGCAGTTGCGGGAAGCATAGAACCACGCAGCTGAGCGCGCGGCGTTTTCATCGACTTCCAGCAACTCAGGCTGTGTCACCAGATCCAGTCTGAGCGCCCGACCGCAGGCGCGATAATTACTTAATCCGGTGATTTGCTTCAGGCCGCGACCGCGATATTTCCAGCCATCACCAGCGGCCTGGTTGCCAAGATTCTTTTTGCCCCACTCACCACCGTATACCAGATTGGCGATCGCTCTCTGGTTTGCCGGTTGCGTTGCCGTTCTGCCAAGTGCGGCGGCCTGCTGGTGGGTAATGCGGTGGTTGCCAAACGTGGGTACCAGGTTTTCCGCCGCATAGTTCAGGCTTTCCACCAGCCGGGTGTACCCACCGGACTCATGCCCCATCTGGGCAATAAACATTGCCTGATCAAGCGGTGCGGTTATGCCGTATTCCTTTATGGCGGCGTCGATATGCGGAAACCAGCGCGCGGCCAGCCCGGCGCTAATACCTGCCGCCCTCTGAAATTGTTGTTGTTTCACGTTGTGCTCTCTCCAGTAATGCGAGCGATATTGCCGCCCGCACGCCAGACAGCGACACAGACAACAACATTGATAAGGATTTCACCGTAATCGACCTGGACATAATCACCGTGCCAGATGCGAAAGGCTGTATATGCCGGAGCGAGGATTAGCCCATACGCCAGTAACTCCATCATCCGGCGGCGTCTCATAGCCCGTTTCCTGAAGAACATCAGACGTATCGGGATCATGATGCAGGCCAGTGCATTAAGGTGAAGCAGCAGCCATGGTAAGTTCTGCATTAACCACGTCATTCTTCCCCCTTCAGACCGGGTAAATTTCCGGTCCGTGAACGCTTAAGCACCCTGAGAAGTACAGTCACTGAAACAGTGGAGGCCGCCAGCGCGCCAATTGCAGGTGAAACTTTTATGCTGACAGGCGGGCTAAGCTGATTTAGCCCGGCGTTGATAAGGGCGGCGATAATCTCTGAAGCAGTACCGGCACAGTAAACGCCACCGATAAAGGAGATGAGGGCAAAAATTATCTGCTTCCAGATTTTATGGTCCTCAGAGCTAAGGATATATAGCGCCGCTCCAGCGAGAGAGCAGACCATAACTGCAGGTGTGGCTTCAGGAAATAGCGTGGCGAAAGTTACTCCAGTGGTTCCAGCGGCCACGCCTGCCGTCACCGTTGCAGATATGGGTTCTGCGGACATTAAGCCCCCCTCTAATTTGTCGTGAGTCCTCTCGGAGCGAGGGGAAATGAAAAAGGCCACCCAATGGCAGCCTTAGAAATGAAAAACCTCGCATAAGCGAGGCTATTTGAACTGGAGGCACCTCATCCAACAAACCACCCGAGGTTAATCGGATTTTGACAAGGTGCTTTTGGATGAGCGCTGAACCAAAGGGTCGGTATTTCTACACAGCATTTTTGCAAAAATCAGCGCTCATTCAAAACTGGGTCGCTTTTCAGTCACTCCGGGGAACCCATCATCGCAGACCGAAAAGCTTTAACTGGAGCGCAGTGCCGGGTGCCTCCCGGTGAGCCTTAGGTCAGTCACCCAGGCCCGCGTCTTTAAATCGTCATGCTTATCACTGTTTCGCCCCGTCGCTTAGGGGGATTCACTGCGCATTGATATGGTGCCGACTACCGGAATCGAACTGGTGACCTACTGATTACAAGTCAGTTGCTCTACCTACTGAGCTAAGTCGGCAGTGGTCCGCCACCGGAGCCTCGAACCCCGCACCACAACATCTGGGTTGCCGCTCTTCCCGATGAGCTAGTGGCGGTTTGGTGGCCCTTGCTGGACTTGAACCAGCGACCGGGCGATTATGAGTCGCACGCTCTAACCAGCTGAGCTAAAGGGCCAGGAGCGAGATGATACACAGGCCAAATTAACCACGCAAACTCAATGGTTAAAATCAGATATTTCCTCATATCTAAGTTCATTTAAAATGATGCGGATCACATAATGCGTACGCGCTATAAGTCATATTAAACAATGAATTAGAAAAGGGATGCATCTATGCAGATTTCAGGGTTGAAAGAACTACACAAAGACATGAGACGAAATGGCGTTACTCGTACTCAGTTTCAGTACAGGCATAATCAGGTAGCCTTCGATGTGCTGTTTTTCACAGATAGCTCCCCATACAAACTACTTTTCGGTGCTATAGGTGAAAAGTGTTGTTTCGTGGTAAACGTCAAACCGGGCTATTCAATCGATCCCTACTTACAGCCTAAATCGGCATATAACGACTTATGTCGCATCTTAGGCATCGAGTACGACCCTAAAAATCCTTTCAGTACTGCAAAATTCTTTCGACACTTTGCTGAAGCAGTTCCATGTACAATAACAACAACCAATGAACCGAAGACGCCACTAAACACTCAAGCAATTCTTAACGATGACGGAGATAAAATCTTCTTCAGCCATTGGCGAAACAACGGTGACAGCAGTCATGTTACTGGGGCTAACCTTGAAAAAACGCAAAAAGCATTTGGAATCGAGATCGCAAATTTCTGCCTAGAGCGGAATATCAGCAGCTGCTGGACTGTTGCTGAAAAGAAAAAATGAGACTGACACTGGATGGTTAAGCTATGTGTCGAAGTGATCACTCTTATCAGGTTACGATAGTTTTTGCGTACGCGTTAGCGTTTTCGTAAACTACATTGATTTATTTTTTGAGGGTTAATAACGTGACTGACATCACTTTAAATAATGTTATTGTTCATGAACTTCTTAAAGAGGCTAAGAAGCCTATGATTCCAGGGAAAAGGATGAAGTTTCGAGATACTACGCTTGACACATCTAACGAAATAGTCCTCAAACTCATCAATGAAATCAATGAACTCTATGGAAAAAAAGGAAATTCTGCATACTATGGGGTTTTCAAAGAAGAGCTAACGGAACGCGGGCCTGTACCTGATGCTATTGAAAGCTATACTTGCCTAGCCAAACCCTCATCCCAAGATTTTATCGACCTTAGTGTAGGTATAATGAATAAACTGGCTGATGAGGCCGAAAAGCAGTTATGGTCATCTGGAGGGGTGATAGTTTTCGCAGATTATGTGCGAGATGAGATTAATTTCTTTTTGGTTACAATGATCAAACAAAAAGAAGGAATACGATTAAGTTCAAAACTTGAACCAGAACTGCTCGAGCAACTCGACTTAACAAAAATTAATCAGGCAGCACGTATTAACTTTGATAAATTTCTTAAGTATCAAAACTCGTCAGTGATTGACAAACAAGATTTAAGTTATTTAAGCTTCATAAGTACAACTACGCAGCAAACGGCTTCTGGATATTTTATCCTCGCACTAGGGTGCGACAAAGGCATTACATCTAACAATGCGACAAAAAGCCTCCCAACTGAGGTTATGAGATTTTTCGGAAAGCATACAGAAATTAAAAGCCATGCCCGAGACTTCAAAAATGAAGTCATTAATTACATTAATAATCAGTTTGAATCTAAAAAGCCTGCTAAGCTATCAGACATTTCTGCGATGGCTTACAAACACATGACCTACCTTGACGAGCAAACACGCGAAAAACTATCCAATGATCTGGTTACCTATTTGAATAGTGAAGAAATTCGTATTCCTGTTGAGTTTAATGTGAGCCGCTCTGGTCTTAACCAACTTTTAAATGTTAAATACAAGGGAGATGGTTATAGTTTTAATTTTGAGAAAGCACTTCTGGGCACGACGGGGGATGCTGATATCTGTTATAATTCGGAGAATCAGAGCTTAACATTCACTAAGCTTCCGAAAGACGCAGTTCAGAGTATTGAGCGTGCATTAAAGGAAAAATCACAAACAGGTGACGGAGATGACAAATAACACACCATTAAAAACTCTTGTAGAGTTATATAGAATAGCTGGGAAACCAGCTATTTCTGGTGTTTATTTGTCTTTGCAACTAGATTATTCCCCCAAAGCAGAAACAATACTTAGAGAGCTAACTTACTCACCTCGGGCATCTCAATACATTGTAGAAGATGAATTCAGTGCTGATGGTGTTTGTTTACAAAATAATGCTCTTCCAATTAGCTGGCAGAGCATATCTATAACCTTGAAATTACCCAGAGACAGTGTTCGACGCTTCCATAATTCCATAACTGATTTAATAACATTCTCGTCAGTTAGAAATGGTGAATTCCCTGCCGACTTCTATATTATAGATTTAGATTATCATTCAGAGGATTCCGTCACACCACCTGAAGTCCAAAAGGTTGAAAATGTTTGCAGGTTGATTAAAGCATTATCTAAACTCGCACATTACCACGATAGAAAAGCTACAGATGGTGAACCTCGCTTAGTATTTATCCAAGGCTCTGATGGACGGTCCAAATCTGCAATAATTCAACCGACAATAACAAATGAAATGCTGGACTATAGCGATATCGATTGCAATATAGTTGAGCAATTACAGGATGATTACTCTATCAATGACGTGAACCACCACATCGAAAAAAGAGGTATATTCCGCAATACTTTGGTTGAATACATAAATGAGAATAATTATAATTTTCAGCAATTAATGGAGCATTGGACAGATTTCCGTTTAGCTTATGATAATAATCTGTCTGTATATCTTAGCGGTTTTAATTTCCACAAGGCAAGAAAAGATGTCGCTGCTGCTGAGTTGGATTTTTCAGAAAAAACCTCTAAAACCATTAGCGATTTAACGGCAAAGATTTTAGCAATCCCATTATCTTTATTAGCTGCTATCGGCATATGGAAATTGAACGTTCTAACCGAGAAACTGGTCGTAGTCTCCGGGGTTATTTTCACCTCATTAATAATAAATTTAATCATCTCCAGCCAATGGAAACAATTAAAAAGAATCATCCACGCAAAAGAGATGGTCTTTAATCCGTTTACTCTAAAACTCAAAAGCTACCCGCAAGAACTGCAGGGGGATATTAACAAAGCGATAGATGAACTCAAAAAAAACGAAAGATTCTCATTCAGAGTATTGAAATTTTTTTACATCTTATGTTGGATACCGACCGTAGTCGGCATCGCAATTATAATTTATAAATATTTCTTCATGAAATAATCGACAATACTCCCTCAATAAAACCTATCGCAGTCTGCAACTCCTTTCTTGTGGTCCCATCAGAACACTTCCGCTTTTTGGCTATCGTTCTCAGGGAAATTCCAATCACGAAATGGGCGATAATAAGCTCATACTCTTCTGGCTTATACTTCCGCAAACGCGCGACACAACCGTCAATTATAATCCCTTCATCATCATCGCACTGAAGACGTGATTTCTTACCATGTGGCAGAAGCCCTTTGAACCCGGCCGCTATTGGTTGCCAGTCCACCCCGCTACTATCTGCAGCGGCCCACGCTCCCCAGCGGTCCATAACGTCATACATGTCACGCATCTTTCTCTCCAATGTCTTCGATAATTATCATTCCGGTTTCGCCCCATACTTTTGATGTCCGGGCGTCCCAAATGTGGGAATCATCCTCAAATAAGGCATCCAGTAGCGATTTAGTGAGATTGTCCAGGTCTGGCTTTAACTGATGTGGCTGGCCGTCCATAGCTGCGCGTTTTTTCTTGCTCCAGGTCTTCGGCATCGGCAAAACGAAAGTGACGTGTGCGCCGTTCTCCGGCAACTGGATGCCGTGCAGGCGTGCTTCATCGCAAAACATGCGATAGCGCACCACCGGCGGCCGCTGTTTCCATTTATCGCGGCGAGTCATGCGAGGTTTTCCCACTGGGGTGATGATGTATTTAGGCATAGCACACTCCCAGCTCTAACTGGACCTGCTCCAGCAGCTGCAACTCGGTACCGAAATTTTTCTCCCATTGCTTACGCCCAGCATGAATCGCCACACCATAACCGCCGTTGCGATGGTGCATATGGCACAGGGGAATTGATTTCCGATGATCAGCGCGCTGGCTTGTGCCCTGACCGGTCCGGATATGGTGAATTTCCGCAGGCGTCTCGCCCAGGTTCTGATTTCTGCACACGATGCAGCCAAGTGCGGCCACACGTGAAAGATGGATGCTGTCTGCTTTTTTCATGCTGGACCACCAGCAAAAGCAGAAACACCGCGCACAAATGGGCGGTGTGGATAAATCGGGGTAGTTCTTTGCGCCATCACTTTTCTCCGGTGATGGTGCGACAGGTGCTGGTTGTTCAGGCCAGCTTGATTATTATAAATCAGTTGTCATGGTTGCGGAAGCGCTCAGCATATTGCTGGAGAGATTCACGGGTAATCAGCATTGCTTCAATTGGTATCGGGATTACGACGAAAGACCCATCTTCCAGGCTCACAACTTCATAACGTCCAGCAGGGCGAACGGCAGCGATTAATTCTTGCTCATTCATAACGGAAAATCCTATTCAATTCAGTTACCCCCGACGAATCGGGGCCGTCCCTTTTCTCCCTGCGCGCTGAACGTTACTAAAGCAGCCCCATTAACTAACGTCTAAGCGGTTACACAGATCAATTAGCCTTAATTGATCTGTGTAACCGATCTATCCCTAAAGCACAGGAAATATGGGCGTTATGCTAGATCACCGGTCTGTTGTCAGTATCGGTAACGCGGTTGAGTAGATGAGTGACGACTCCCATTACTGCCGTATCGTCTAAAGCATCCCCTTCTATGGCTTCCCCGTCCTGGGTGATTAATGCACTCCGATGAACTATTGCAAAATCCATACTGCCAAGAAACGAAATCAGAACGGTGTCGCCTATTTGCGGCTTTCGACCTACATTGATAATCGCGTAACCAGCTGATGTTTCGATGGTGCGACAATTTCCGTCATAGCCGCAAATACTGGCGATTGAGAGTGTCTGCTCTACATAGTCTGTCGCTGGTGATGGAAAACCCATAATTTATCCCCCGGCAAATTAACTGTATATTTATACAGTACACCCACATAAAAGATTGATCAACGGTTTAACCGCACGAAATGTCAAAGGACGTTCCTGTCGGTCATAAAAAACCCGCCGAAGCGGGTAAGTGCTTAATCAGTAATCAATTCTTCTCACAGTCATTACCACTAGCACTATCAAAACCAGCAGCCATAACACGCCTGATAAGGCCTCCATCAGGTACACTTTTTCACCTCCTGCTGAGGTGCTGCTTTGATATGAAGACGAGGTTCGCCATCTTTTGGCTCAGGCCAATTGCGCGCCATATTCACTTTCAGCTTTTCTTCCATCGCTGCAGTGATTTCACCGTCACTGATACCGGCGCGGTGCTGGGCGTCCCATAGCAGGAACTGCATATCAGCCCACTCGCTGAGGTCGTCAGGTTCGGCGGCTGCCTCCAGCGCCTCTTTCGAGAGGTGTTTCAGTGTACCTATGGGGCCAACATCGCCGAACGTAGCCTGTGACCACTCAGCATGGCGCTGACGAATGAGATTGCGTAACTGCAGCGATGAGCCTGTTTCTTCCGGCAACTTGTAAGCCGTCGTTACAGGTTCGTCACCCTGATGCATGGTGGCGCGGTGGCGCAATAATTCCATCAACACATTTTCAAACAACCGGGCGTTTACCTCTACGGAACCATGAACACAGCGAGTGTTACATTCGTTAATTACCGCCTGGGTTTCAGAGAGAATTTTTGTCAGGCGCTCTGTGGTAATTATGCTCATAGTTAGGCGTCCCAGTTGCTTACGTCTTCCGCTACGGCTTCGTCTGCAGCGTCCTGACAATCAATTACCTCATGCCATGATTCAGCAGCAGCGGCAGTTACAGCGGCCCAGTTACGGGCGCAGTCTTTGCGATGCTTTCGGCTACCCATGCGCCATAATGGATTTTTAAGCTCTTTGTTCCATGCTCGAACAAGGTATTTCATTGGTGATTTGCTCATGGGTTAGTCCTCATCCTGCGGTGCTTTCAACTGGCGATGGGAAATCAATCGTCCCTTCAATGTGTGCCCCTGCTACACGGCATGCCGGATACCAGTCGGACGCTCTGTCTGTATCCAGCGCCTCTACAACTTCTTTGTATTTGCGCAGGTCATACAGGTGAATATTCGGATCGCCGATTGTGTAAAAACCGATTTTTTTCGGTGATGGGCAACGGTCGAGGACCTCTTGCAATTCATCGATCCACGACTGTTCTTTTTTGGTCAACTTAACCATGCTCACTCTCCTTTACCGGCTGCGGCGCGGTCGATTATTTTGATGAACTCGGCAGCGCCAACATCACCGAGGCCAGCGTACTCGCAGATAAATTTCCGCGCCGATGTGATGATTCCTTTCTGATCATCAATCCGCTTCTCTGCGGCTTCCAGCTTTGCGCGCAGTTTCTCGAAATCATTAGCATGTACAACAGGAACATGCCCGTAGCCGGGGTTTTGCGTGCAGCCGAATGCCATCGGATGGATGTAATAAGTTTTCATGATGCCTCTCCTTTACCGGCTGTGGCGATGTTGATGCCAGCATCGGCTAAAGCTGCATTAACCTCCGCCTCTGGGTATGCATAGATAGAACGGTGCGCATCAATGAAATCTCGTCTATGCAAAACGCTTATGGGCTTAGGTAATTTCACCTCCCGCGCCTCCAGTTCAGCAATCCGCTTTTCTGCGGCTTCCAGCGCTGCTATCAACTCGTCGGTATAGCTCTCTACTGCTGACGCCATAATCCGAAGTTCATCGGTATGCACTTCCATAGTCAGGCGAGAAAGGCGATGCTGATTGGCGTGTTTCTGCACGCCTAATAATCCATGTTTGTCGATGTTGCTCATTGGGCAGCCTCCTGGGCTCCAAGTTTTTCCCATATTTCAAGGCTGTTTTCCGGCATCAGCGCTTCACGCACGCATGGCTTGTAGTAGTGATGGAAAGCGAACGTCAGCCCGAGCTTAGTTGCACTCTGGTTCTTCGAGCTCAGCAAGCCAAGCCCCATGCAGATAGTTGTTGCAGTCCAGCCAGTGTGAAACCCGGCAGCACGTTTCATTACGGTTTCAGCCAGGATGGTGCGGAAATCAGTGCGGCCGAAATTCGTGTTTTCGAATGCTGCATTGATCACCTCATCAGTAAGGTGCGCGTCGATAGAGTTGCTCATTGGGCGGCCTCCTCCACAAGCATTTTCCATTTTTTTTCCAGGTCCTTACGGGCCGCTGACTCACCACCAGGCGGGAAAGAGAATCCAACACGCCAGTCCGGGCATCCGTTTGAACAGCGAATTTCTGCTGAACCCCAGTTCATTCCCCGGCTACGGACTTTTATTGATGGCGACTGGCCGCAGTCCGGGCATTTAGCTAACTCACTCATCTCTCATTCCTTCCAGTAAATCTTTGTGGCGGCGCAGCTCACGAACGGCACCCTGAAGACGCTGCAGGTTTGCCAGCTTCGCTTTCGTGCGACGAATTTCAGTAGAGATAAAACGCGATGACGGAATAATCAGGTCATCAGGGCGGCTGACGAATGCAGGAATATCTCCAATAATTTCATCCAGCGATTTATTATCTGGCGCTGAAGCTAAACTGGAGTCCACTGCTGCAACCTCAGGCTGCGCAGGTTGTTTAGCGCTGTTAACGGCCAGCCCGGTATCAGGAAGAGACCATGTAACGCCTTTCCCCTGGCCGTTTTTAATAACCACACCCTGTCGCTCAAACGCCAGCATCACAGAGACCATTCCGCGGGCATTACGGTTAACAGCTGCGGCCAGCGCCGCAGTAGTCATTGCACCGTTATCAATGATTAACTGGCGTATTACATCTGGCTCAACTGGTTCCGGTTTCTCACCCTTCAGGCGCGGGGCCTGATGCACAGGTGCCGAAGCTTGCGTTTTAGTCTGCTTCCTGGCCTGTTGTTTCGCGGTACCAACTGACCATGCCCCATCATAAAAATCGCACAACCCCTGCTCTTTATGCTCACGAAGCATATTCAGCGCTTCTATGGGTTCGATATTCAGGCGGGCGGCAACCTCTCGGTAAGTTGCTTTGTCCATTGCTTTCAACGCGTCGATTACAGTTTCCATATTTTTCTCCTCAAAATTTACTCAACAGGTCTCAGGTGGCTAACGTTTCCGCGATAGCTCTCCCAGTCGAAGTTCACCCAAATGCCGTTATCCATGCGCAGGCGGTCAATCACCCTTGCTCCCAGGGTCTCTACCAGCGCGTCGTAATTCAGGTTGGTCAGCACGCCAACCGGGCGCATAGCGGCCAGGCGGCGATCGATAATCTGGTTCAACAAAACTTTCTCCCCGCGGCTGTCTCGCTGAATACCGACTTCATCAAGCACCAACAGATCCACTTTGCAGAGGTCATCCAGCAGCGCAGCTTCGGACTGCCCTTCGTCGTAGCAGGCCCGGGCGCGGAGAGTGAGATCGGGTACCGTCACGATCAGAACCGTTCGCCCCTGCTTCAGCAGATAATTGCCAATGGCCGCTGAAAGGTGGTTTTTGCCAGTGCCCGGCTTCCCGGTGAAAACGAAGCTGGCAAAACCAGAACCAAAATTTTGCGCATAGCTCTTTGCCATACTCAGCGCATGGCGCTGGCCGTCACCCTCCACCGTGTAATTTGCGAAGCTGCAGCTGCGGTGCAGATTCTGGATCCCGGATCGCCCGAAAATTTTCTCTGCCCGCGCCTGCTGGTTAATCTTGTCAATCTCAGCCGCGCGCTTTTGCCCTTCTTCGCGCTGCCAGGCCATCAGCTCAGCTGCGCTCTTGAATTTGGGTTCAACGCCTGCCGGAATCACACGGCGAAGGCGATCGAGAATCGAACCTGCGTTTTGCATGCTTACCCCCTGAATCCTGGCGGTACAGTGTTATCCGGGCGGGAGATCTGATTGATATCCCGTCCACCAGCCTGGTAATGCCCTGTGCCCGGGGCCAACAGGCGGATAATCAGGTCATCCCATTTTTCACGGAGTTTGGACGGTGACATAACGTTTCGGCACCAGAACGGGTCACGCTGTACTCGCGAAAACATTTCGCAGATTTGCTTATGAGTTCTGCCGTCAACGGTGCGCATAAGGCGAATCTCATTGGCCCACGCTGTCCAGTTCGGCTCCCTTGGGCGCACCAGCTCGCCGTCTGTTTCGGCAGCCTTTTCATAAAGCCGGACGATGCGATTCCACATCCACTGAGCGCAGGTGAGATCTTCCTGACTTCCCCACTGCCGTTTCGCCGGCTGAAAAACCACGGCCTCCGGATGACGTTTCAAAAAAGTTTCCCTGGACGGTGATTCGTCCGGTAGCGGAGCGTCTGGACAAGAAGGGTTTTTATTCTCTGTAGTAGTCTCTGTAGTAATCTCTGTAGGATCGAAATGGGTTTTGCCTTCCCCGCGGGCTGGGCTTTCCCCAGTTCCCGAAGAAGGTGTTCCCTTGTTCCCGGATTGGGCTTTCCCTTTTTCCCGAAATGGGTTTTGCCCATTTGGTGAATTATCAACAACTTGCGTTAAAACCTGATCCACACGCTCAAAGTTAATTTTGAAATAAATCCGGTGCTCAAGGCGCTTGTGCGTTTCCACCAGTACCCCCAGCCGTTTGAGCTTTTTACGAGCGGTCAGCTGCTCTTCGTAACTCAGTCCGGTTTCTGCCTGAATTTCATCGGAGGTTTTATGAACCCCCAGATCAGATGTAAGCTTGTCCATCCAGTAGGTCATCTGGCAAAACAGAACTGTGGCGCTAACTCCGCCCATGTGTTCGGCCAGCGCCGGGTAATAGGCAACTGGACGACCGAACCCGCGAATAATGTCAGATGGATTCATGGTTTTACTGACCCTTACGCCGCACGGTGGCAGTGCATAATTTGGACTTTCACGCCAGCCATCTGCGCCAGCGCATCGATCGCTTCCAGAGTTTCGCGTCGGATTAGCGGTTGCGGCTTGCCGGTGAAGACCGCATTGGTGGCTTCGATACACTCTTTGTTGACCCTGGCCGCCCGGTAATGCATGCAGTCCTTCTGCGCCAGCTCGTTATCAATGGCGGTACGAATGGCATAGCTCAGCGCTTCCGCCTGTTTCAGGTAGTTAGGTGTATCGTTGCGGAACGCACGCTGAATAATCTGCTTGTTGTTGTGCAGCCGCCGCGCGTACTCGTCCGGATCCGATACGTCATCCAGTGACTGAAGCAGATCGCCAAAGTGATGCGGGGTTATCAGCTGCGTGACTGTCTTCCAGCCCTTTTCCTGCGCCCAGGTCTCCAGCTCACATGCCAGCTTTTTGATTTCCATCAGTCAGACTCCTTCTGCGCGTGTGGGATATCCTGAACAGGTATTCCGCTGGTAGGGGTAGGATGCAAATCCGGACGCAACTCATGCGGGGTGACAGTCCAGCCGCCAAATTCACAGAGCTTTATCACTCGCTCACTGGGAACTCGGTTTCGGATAATCCAGTTTGCAACTGACTGTGAGGACTTAAAGTTGAATTTACGGGCGACGGCCGAAACCGAACCAATCGACCTCACCGCCTTTTCAGTTATGTTCTTGTATGAAGCAGTCATCGTGTTCTCCTGAATGAGCCAATGACTGCAATATACTACATAAAGTAGAAAATACAACTACGAAAAATAGAAATGACTATAAACGCGCCGTGCCTTACTCTTCTACCTATGGTAGAAAAAGCGAATAAACATCAAGATTTCGCCAACCGACTGACCGAGGAAATGCGCAGACAGCGCCGTTCTGTAAAGGATTTAAGTCAGGCTTGCGATGTCACTTACGAAATGGCTCGTCGTTATACGCTGGGCACGGCCAAACCACGCGATGAGAAACTACAAAAGATAGCTGATTGGCTAAATGTCCAAGCGGCATGGCTGGATTACGGCGAAGGGGAAAGTGCGTCAGTTAAGCTTCCGGAAACGGAGTTGCCGGGCTTCGCTGCGACAGAATCAGATGCTGGCAGTGATGCAGAATTCAGTGATTTAAGTGAAGATGAAAAGCGACTGGTTCGAGTGTATCGACAGTTCCCAAGTGTTGAAGCCAAAAACATGCTACTGGCTTTCGAAATGCGGTATAAACAGCTTTATGATTTCTTTCTGAAGTACGCCAACACCCCGCAGAAGTAAAAAATTCCCAAAAAACCCGGCACATGCCGGGTTTTTTTACGTCTTCAGACACTACCCTAAGTAGCCAACCACTCTTAAATTTCTACTTTTAGTGTTGACACATCTACTTTATGTTGTATTCTCTACTCATCGAAGCACAACAGGTGCGACAGGTAAACGTTCCGCTGGCCGGCGATAAGGCAAACGAGGGTGATATGAAAGACGCACTGAAACTAGCAACTAAGTACGCAGGATTCGCAAGTATCGAATCTGATGTTCTCTCGGGTCTCGAAAACCTTGAACTAGCTCGTGTAGCAGTAATTTCTGCAGCAGAACACATGAAGAGCCCGGATCAAGAAGTGGTCTTAGAGGCCTTATCTCTTGTTAAGCAATTCATGCATCAACAGCGAGATGCTGCACGTAGCGAGATTCAGAAAATCCGAGGCGTTCTCTCTGGCGAACTGGAGTCCTATGATGATTGATTTCGCACGCAAACCGGTAAGACAGCAGGCCGTTCGTCTTAACTGGATTACAGCCAGAATCCGCCAGCTCTGTTATTTACTGGCTCAAAAAGGGAACCCTTAACTTTTAAATTTTCACAAGCTAAATAAGCGTTTTTATTTAGCAGATATATAACACTTCCCCAGTCAGATACATATGCCTTAAACGGCAGGTAATTCCGCACCATAAATTAAGGAATGCAAAATGAAAATAGAATTAACAACTGTTGAAATGGGTCTGGCAATCGTAAATAAAGAAATCGCGACGTTTAATATTAATGGTGTTATTTCGGGCGTGGTTCATTTGCCTGCTTCTGGCCCTGTAACCGTTGTGCTTGATGGCGGCTATGTGCTCGGCGAATTTCATTGCCCGGTTTGCGCTGTTAAGCACATTAGCTTGCTGTCTATGGATTTCACTGCAGCGCAGAACGCCTGCGGCATGTCCTATTACGACCACAAGCGCCAGTATCTGAACTGATATGACTGACATCATTTGTCATTGTGCTGCTTGCTGTAATGAATGCAAAAAATCTGAAATGCATGAAACGAAAACGGAGGTATATCCGTATAAGCGCATGATTTATTTGTGCGAGCAATGCAATGAAAAAAGAGAAAGGCGAGACGCTTTAAAAATGATAAAGCGCGGCCAACGCAAACCGTTTCATTCAAAATCATCTTTCAAATATTAATAGAGGTTCTTATGTCTGTTGAGTTAAAAGTTTTTGGCGGAGCTTATTTCCCGAAAGATAAAGCATTAAAAAAACACCCAGATTTAAAACCACTTGCCACCGCAGTTAATGTATCCACAAAAACCATCGCTGAAGCCGTTATTTTTGGCAAGCTGGCGGCGGAGCATCCTGAACATATTGATGATTATTTTAAGGTAAAAATCTGGGAGCACCACGAAGACCTTCCATGTCCTGAGCTTGATGTGTTTAGCGCTGATTTCTTTGGTGAGCACGTTGTCTGGAATAACAATTCAGGTGAACCAGCTGCGGTGCCACAGCCAGAGACTGAAGAAATTGAAGTTACCCCTGAGGTTAAAACGTTGTCTGTCAGCGGTTTTTCCACCTGCTTTCAGGCTGCAGCACTGGCTCTGTTTGGCCCAGTATTAGAAGTTGACGCCGCGCAATACAATCAAATTGTTGATCTTTCAGTTGATACAGAAAGCACGCCCGAACGTGAGAACATGGAGGCCATTCACCATCTGCCGCGGATCCTTTCTCTTCACCCTGAGAAACAAATTGAGTTATTGGCATACGTATCGCAGAAGGTAAAGCCCACAGCTAAATGGCCGGAGCGCGTGAAAGTTATGGATAAATGGCTGGATACTCCGGTTGAGAAGCGCCCACAAGCCATAGCTCCCCAGAATGAAGATGACCAGGAAATTCACACAGACTCTGGCGCACGTCTTAGAACTGGTGCGCCTACGGACCGTAATTTCAAGCACAACAAAGACAGTCTGGGAAACGAAATCGCCTTAGGTTTACTGGCGCGTGAACATGAATTCAACATTTACACGGTAGACATGCCCTTATATCAACAGGCTGAGAAGATCCGACTGTCAGGCACCAATGAAGAATTCAACGCATGGTACCGCATGTTTATCACCACACCTGGTGGGTTGGACTTCTCACGGGCAATCAATATTGCCGTGGTTAAAACGGCCCCACAGGATCTTTGGAAAGACCAGGTTAAACACCGCGAGTATTTCAACCGCGTCATGACCGAATCAGATCACTCAAAGCCTGATCCGATAATCGTCGATATTGCCTGTGGACGTTCCTCTTCTCCTATGCCTCAAACGATTAAAGAGAATGCTTCCCATGATGAAACCAAACCGTCTGTACCGGGCGAAACTCTGCCACCAGCAGTTTGCCCTGGCAAAGCTGCGCAACTCGACAAAGAACTCAACGAAGCATTCGCTCAGGACCCGGCACCGGAAAAGCAAGCCGGAGATCAACCGCGAGTCGAGAACCTGGGCGGTGGAGTCTTCTCTGTCGAAGCATTGCTAAACACCTCCTCAAATGAGGACGAAAAACAGGAAGTGCCACCAGCACTAAATGATCGCGATATTGAAATCGCCCATGCACTAAACGAGCTAGTGTCCGGGCGCACAAATATCGTTGATAAAGACGATATCGAATATCTCATCACCACCACGGGTAAAGATATCGAGCATCTCTTCCCGCTACTGATTGCAGACATCACAACGACTGAATTTTGTCTGTCACCCGATTTCAGTGATGAAGAAGTGCAGGACGTTGCCACTACGATTCTCGAAAAGTGGTCTGACGATATCAGCGTTCGTCAGAAAATAGCCCTTGATTCGATCGTAGAGTACCGCCGTCCTGAACCACCAAAATCTGTCGTGCTCGATCCGCCCGCCGTTACTGCAAAGCCGAAAGCAGAGGCCGAACCAGCACCTGAAACAAACGCTCCGCTTTCTTCTGTTACCTACCTGCAGCAGCTCACCATCGCAGCACTGCAGGGCTTATGTTCCAACCCGGCATATTGCAATCAGTATGACGAATTACCGGCTATGGCCGCCGGGCTTGCTCGCAGCGTTGTCAGTGAGCAGGAGGCCGCAGAGTGAGCAAAGCAAAGGAAGTCATCGCCAACACCAGGTATGCAGAATTCCCGGACACGCTGGTAACTCTGGAGTTATGCAGAGCGTTTGCATCCAAGGAAAAACGCCGGATTGGTGAAGCGCTACGTGCATGTGCTCGCGTTCTGGCCGCTAAGGCACAAGATCACCATCTTGTCAGCGTGCTGGAGGAAATGGGGAAAAGCCAGTTCCCTGAAGTCCAGATGACGAGAATACGCGACTGCATCAGGAGGATGGAATCAGCGCTGGTCAGGAATTTTATCAATGCGTCTGATTAATCGCAGCGCGAAAGACAGCATCGGCGGGCCAGCATGTGCCGCCGCGCTCAAATGTCATTTTGACAAATATGGCGAGCACGGACGTCGTTACACCCAGACAATTTACACGGTGCGTGTAAGCGGCCAGAAGGTGACTGTAGAGATCGTGTGCAGGCGCCGCAGCTATGTTGCGACGGCCATGATCGGTGCACGACATCTTCGCCGCCTGCCAGGGTTAGCTGATTCGTGAGATTCAATATCTGCCAGCTGCGGGACGTATGATCGCAGCTGGCTATCGAGAGTGATAGCTATGAGTGAACAAAGTCTGATTCCTCTGCGGGACTGGAAAGCTCGCAGATTGCACTTCCCCATAACAGTCACATGCCTGGTGAAACACGGGAAACTGGGATACATACAACCGAGGCCGATTAAAATTGGAAATCGCTGGTGTATCGACGAACAGGCAATTTATATCGGACCAGGAGCGACGGGAGTCGAACCAGAAATTCACAGTGACGACGACGAAATTTTGCGGGAGATCCTTAGCGATGTCACCAAGGCCACGAAAAAATAATGTATCAATTTCCGGGCTGTATGCCCGGTTTGATCGTCGCACAGCAAAAACCTACTACCAGTATAAAAACCCTTTAACGGGTAAGTTCCACGGTCTGGGCACAGACAGGGAGAAAGCGGAAAAAATAGCCACAACAGCAAATCAGAGAATTGCGGCAGCAGAAGCCGAGCATTATTTGCGTCAAATTGATGAAAGTCCTAAAGCAGCAGCGCAGCGCGGGATCAGCCTCAAAGCATGGATAGAACGTTATCTGAAAATTCAGAAACAAAGCCTGGAGGCCGGATCGCTATCGCTGAAACGCTTTAAAGAAAAAAAACGCATGGCAGAGTTGCTTTCCAGGCGGCTTGGTTCCCGGCCAATTAAGAGTTTGGAGGTAAAGGATTTTGCCGTGTTATTGGATGAATATCTGGATGCAGGACATGCCAGCAGCGCCCTATGCAACCGTGTGGTGTGGGTGGATATTTTCACTGAAGCACAACATGCAGGAGAGGTCCCTCCTGGATGGAATCCACCAGCAGCAACAAAAAAACCTTCGGTGAAAGTTACACGTGCGCGCCTCTCTCTGGACGAGTGGAAAAAAATACTGGAGCAAATACCGGAGGATCGGTACTCGCATAAAGCGATGCTGCTTGCTTTAGTCACGGGTCAGCGCCGGGAGGACATTGCGAACATGAAATTTTCAGACATTAAGGAAGGTTATCTGCACATCGAGCAAAGCAAAACGGGGTCCCGTATTGCATTGCCGCTGAACCTCCGTTGTGAAGCCATTGGCTTATCGCTGGAGGAAGTAATACGAAAATGTAGGGATAGGTTTGTCAGCCCCTATCTCTTGCACGGAAAAATAAACAGTAAGGCGAAACCTGTGAATCTGATGATGGTTTCTAAAGAGTTTGCCGCGGCACGTGATGCAGCCGGAATCGTACCACCCGCAGGAAAAACACCAACAACGTTTCACGAACAGCGTTCATTGTCCGAACGACTTTACCGCGCTCAGGGGATCGATACGAAAATTTTGCTGGGGCATAAAACACAGTCAACCACTGACAGATACAACGATGATCGCGGGAAGGAATGGACCAAACTTGCAATTTAATTTTTCGCTGCCGGGTTCTTTGGGAGAGGCTTAATTACTGATGGAGGTCATAAAAAAGGTAGGTATTTTGGAGAAAAGTTTTGGAGAGGTTTTGGAGAAAGAAAAAAAGGTATATATTCCAGCCTGTTAAATCAACATACACCTTCTGAGTTCAGAGGCTTACTCATGTCATGGCAATACTTCAAACAGACTTACCTGGTTAAGTTCTGGTCACCTGTACCCGCCGTTATCGCAGCGGGGATCCTGTCTACTTACTATTTCGGCATT